TAAAGTCTTCAGTAATTTCTGACTTCAGACCTCTTTCGATAGCCAACTCGTTGTCTTTCATCCATTGTTCAACAACGTAGTTTAGATAAGCGTCAACTTTTTCTACGATTTCTTCTTTAGATTCTTCAACCTTTTCAGCAACCTTAGTTTCGTATTCGCTTTCTAATTTTTCAATTTCTTCTACAAGTTTTGCTTTAACAGCAGATTCGAAGATAGTTGCAGCTTTTGCTTTAAACTCTTCCGATAGTTCTTCACCATCTGTAAGAGCAGCTACATCTTCTTTCATATCCATGTCTTTTACTTTTTCTTTTGCAGAAGCTTTGATTTCTTTTTTCTCGTCTTCTTTTTCTTCTTTAACTTCGTCTTTTTTGTCGTGGTCTTTTTGAGCTTTAAGTTCTTTCTTCTCGTCATCATGCGAAGCTTCTTTCACTTCATCTTTTTTCTCATCATCTTTTTGAGCTTTAAGTTCTTTTTTCTCGTCATCATGTGAAGCTTCTTTTACTTCTTTTTTCTTATCATCATGTTTTTCTTCAGACTTGTCGTCACCTTTTTTCTTGTCAAGGTATTTTTGAAGACCAGCTGGGATTTCTCCCTCTTTCATTTCTTTTTCTTTGTCAACATTAGCATTCATTTTTTTAATGTCTGCTTGTGCTTTCATCATTTTTTCTTTTTCTTTCTCGTCAGCTTCTTTAACTTCTTCCTTGTCTTCATAAGTTTCAGACTTAGGTTTCATGTCATAATCAGCTTTTAGAGATTGCATTGGCTCAGCAGGTTTTGCACTTTTTTGGTGTGCGTCACCAGTAATGTGGTTAACGCCTTGTGCGAAATCAATTTTGCCATCAGTTGGGCTTGTTACAGCTTTACCGATAACGTTTTGAATAGTTGCCCCTAAAGATTTAGAAGGCTCTGCTGGAGCGGCATTTTTCTTTGGCGCCATTGCGTCAGTTTTACCGTTTTCCATTTTAGTTTCCTCTTATAAAAGTTATGTTAATTGCAATAATGGACTAAAAAATAGTCAATTATTATTTATAAAATTACAGTTTTTTAAGAAAGTTCTCAAATACAATAGCATTTTTTTCTGCTCTTGCAATTCGTTCTTTACTTTCAACTTGTAACTTTAATTCTTTAACCTCTGCTTCTTTCAAAATCCCATTGTCCCAAACCCATTCTTTTCCTTCCATAATGCCTTCTACAAAAGCATCTGGAGCACTTGGGTCTGCAACTATATCAGCTGCTGTCGCAAGGTAAAAATCGTTATTGACTACATTGGCACCGTTTGAATTTGAGAGTGTGCCCATACCTCGGGAAGAAACGCCTAATCTTGCACCTTCATCTATTAATGACTTCACAATTTTTCCATATGGTGTGTCTAGGACTCGTGCTTCTCCGATAAAATTATTGCCTTCAGGATAGAGAGCTTTAATCATGTGCGATACTCTTTCTAAATTCACAGTAGGTCCATCTGGATGACCGAGTTCGCCGAAAGCTCTATTTTTGTTGATAAAATCTCTGTTGTATCTTACAACTTCTCTTTGTAAGATTTCTTTAGGATACATTCTGCCATTTTTATTTTTAATGTCAGATTGCATAAAGATACCTTTAATGGCATAGTTTTTCTTGCCATTGGTTTCTTCTACGATATATTCCGCTTGTTCTATTTCTTCGGTAATTAGCTTCATAAGTATCTATCTCTTAATTTCTCTATAATATTTATACAAATTATTATCTAAACTCCGCAATTATTGTGTAATTATCACCACTTGCGAAATTTCGAGTTGAGAGTAATACATCACCTGTAGGTGTCGTAGAGTTGTTTGTAATCTCGTTTCCATCTGCTCGTAAGTCCCAAAAACCTTGACCAGACAAGAAAACTGCGGTAGCATTAGTTGCACCATCCCATATCAACTCAACACCTGACTTTGAATCTGCTGTATTGATTGACCAGTACAACTTTGATATTTTTCTGTTACCATCTTCAGTCATAAAAGTTAAAGCAGAAGCGTCAACTTTTCTAACTAAAGTTTCACCTGTACCGTCAGAAAAATTTGTAAGTTTTGTCGTAAATTTAACACCAGATGTATCTGCAATTGTTAAACTTGATACTGTATCAGCCATTTGTAAACCCTTTTTCTTTTCTAAATTCTACTATAATATTATAGTTTGTTATTGTACTTTCAGTTGATACAAGTACATCACCTGTTGGATTAACTAGTGTTGCACCTGTATCACCTTGTTTAATTTTTGGTTCGTCTTTTTTTAAACCGTAATTGCCACGACCACTAAATTGTGTTGCAACCTCTTCATCTGTTTCAGCGTCAAAGAAAAATGTCATATTTCCTGACCCTAGTATTTCATAATATAAATGTGCAATTGACAAATTAGGACTTGCCGTTGCGCCTGATAATTTACTTGCGTCTAATAATAACTCTTTTGTTTCACCACCTGCCCCACTTGCTTTTATAATAGTTTTAAAACTATCATCAGCCAATGTTGTAGTAGTGATTGCCATTATTAGTAATCAAAATTGTCTTTTACTACTTCAATTACAACATAACCACTAGCACTAACAGTAGTGATTGAAATGTCACCATCTGTTACGTGGTTAGCTGCACCTGCTGTATTTACAATTGTACCTGCGTTATAAACATCACTACCTGATATAGTGATTGCATTTTCAGATGAAGCACCATTTTTAATAAACTTTAATGTTGCATAACCTGTTAAACCGAATTTTAAACCTCTAATTTTTAACTGCCCATTGTTTTGATGAGCATCCAATCCAGAAGCGTCAACTACGGTTGTGGTAGCGCTATCGTTTGTAAATTCAACCAATACTTTTGCAAACCCTTTAGTGTCAGACAGAGTTCTTGTTGTTATTGCCATATGCTATTCCCTCCCCTTTATCTTCTTAAAATTGTTAATGTTTCTTTATCAAAGTAATTCATTAAGTCGTTCACTTTAACATTATATTCTTTAGCAGCTGTCTTAACATTTTTTTCAAAGTCAGCGATTACATCACCTGACTTATCAGCAGCTCTAAATACCATATCTACAGCCTTCTTCATTTTAGGCGACAATTTATTATATTGTCTTGTACGCTTATAATCGTTAGCTTCAGATATATGTTCGTTTTTAAATTTACTGAGCGATTTCATCAGTTGCTGGTACCTCTTCAGTCGCAGCTGGTTCTTCGATATTGTTACCAGAGAACACATCAGCTTCAGGTGCTTTCACACCTTGTTGACCTGTAAAAACAGATTTTGCCACATCAACTTTTGCGTCATCTAAGGCAGCACTAACTTTATCACCTATTGCATCCTTGAAGTTTGTTTCAGCTTCTTTGTTATCGCCTTTTTGTAAATTATCTACAAATTTTTGTAAGTTTTCTTTACTCATCTTTAGTATTTATCTCCTCATTACCATTTTGCTCTTCTTCTTTAGGCTGTTCTGCCTCAATTTCAGAGTCAATTATTTTTTGTTCAAGTTCATTTTGTTTTAAAATTTTAGTTCTAATATATTGATGACTAAAATATTTACCTACATACTGTTCTAAATCTCTAGCAAGATTAACTCTTTCTCTCATCATCTCTGTATGTTTGAGTTCAGCAAAGTATCCATCTTGTAAGAAACTATATGTAATATCGTTTTGCATATTGTCCCATTCTTCTGGTGCAATAACGCCTTTTAAAACAAGTTGTGTTTTAAGTAAATCATGGAATAACATACAGAATTTTTTTCTTAATCTGCCTACAAATTTAGTAAACTTAACTTCATCTCTACTAATTTCAGCTGCACGACCTAGATTAAATCCTGATCCACTTTCTAATCTACTAATAGGTACGTTTAATGATCTATATAATTTTCTTTGGAAATATTCTATGTCAGCAATCTCACCTAGATTTTGACCACCAGGTAAAGTTGTGATTTCAGTTCCTCTCCCACCTTCTCTACGAGGTAACCAAAAGTCTTCTAACATACTCATATAGTTTCTATCATCACGTATCTCACCTGTAGAAGCGTCATAAACAAGTTTGTTTCTATATCTTGCCATAACATCTCTTAAATATTGTTCAGCCTTGATCTTAGGTAAGTTACCTACATCAATGTAAAATATTCTTCTTTCAGGTGCTCTTGCAATTCTGTATATTACAACAGCGTCTTCAATCATTCTTAATTGATTAACAGGTTTAATTGCTTTATGTAAATAAGATAAAACTAAATTGTGTGTTTGATCTACTAAACCTGAAGGGCAGTATGTAATAGCGTCTGTTGCTATTTTTAATCCACCAGCATTTGAAGCTGCTGTTGGATGTATTCCTTTTTCGTTAAACATGAAGTATTCTTGGAACTTGTCAGTAAATGCCATAGAACCTGGCACACCATCCATTCTAGTCTTTCTTACTTCTCTAACTTTTTTGATCTTTCTAGGATCAATATATCTTAATTCTGTTATACCTAGTCTTGGTGAATCTTTATCAATAATTTTATGATAATAAAGTCTACCATCTACGTACCATCTTCTAAAGATGTCATGTCCTTTTATATCAAAACTTAATAGTTTAAGTACCTCTGCAAATGATTCTCTCATTTTCTTTTTGATTGAATCACTATAATTTACTTTACTTAAATCTAATTGTACTGATTGTTGATTTTCATTAGAAACTATTGCTTCTGAAACAATATCCTCTATTGCAAGGTCACACTCGGGATGTAGTGCTACCTCTCTGTATCTTCTTATTAAGTCTAGTTCGTTTCTAGCACTTACATCAAACCCACCATAAGACGCAAAGAACCCACCAGCAGGGACGGTTTGTGTTCCGTCCTCTGCTTGTGGAGGTACTATGTTTTGTCTTGGATCGGTTGACTTAGCGCCTAAACGCTCTATCTTAAACCCAAATAGTTCTGCCATATTATATCCTCAATTCTACTTAATTATTTAGTCGTCTATTAAGTAGTTGTATTTGTTTCAAAGTATTGGTATCTATGCGTAGCAGAAAAAGATTCTACTGCGTTATTAGTACCATAATCTAAAGCAATGTCATCCAAAGTTGTTGGGAACATTCCTCTAAATGTGTATGATTTAATCACGTTACCGTTTCGGTCTAATTGGTCAACGAAAGCGTCAACTTGATAGTCAGCAGGATTAACAAGTCCTTCATTATCGGACATATTGTTAATACCATTTAACCATCTTTCGTATGCGTTTCTGATTAAGAAGTCAGTATCATTTAAGATAGTAGTTGACCATGTAGCAAATGTTCTATCACCTGCAACATATAACTCCCTACCTCTAAATGGAATTGGTACTGCTTCAACTGTCATTCCTGGTAAAGATGTTGATGTACATAAGAAAGACATAGTTTCAGTCTCCCCACCTACACTAGCATATCCAGGAAAAGGCATTGTGACTCTGAACTGATTAGCACGAGCCCCACCGCCTCTTAATTTACTTTTAAAGTCATTAATGTTTGGCATGGTTTTACGCTCCTACTACTTCTTCAAAGGCAACACCTGTTCTTGTCGCCACGAAAGTTAGTTGTATAAAGTTGATTGATCTAGCTGGTTTAACAAAAATGTCAGCCTTAAACTCATTTCTATCAATGACAGCAGCAGTGTTATTTGTTTCGTCACAAACAACCAAGAAGTCTGTTATACCTCTTCTACCTTGTACATCTCTTAGGAAAGGTTCTACAATGTTTCTAAACTGTGCTCTTGTAAACTCGTCATTAAATTCAAAGAGTTGGAATTTAGAAGCAGTTGATATTGCCTTTTCTAAAGTAATGAATAATCTTCTAACATTTATTCTGTCAAATGCACTAGGAGCAGATAATCCAGTTTTATCTCCAAACAAGATTGTACCTTGTCCAGGAAATGTAACCACTGGGTTTACTCTAGCTCTGTATAGTTCATCTCTTTGTACTTTAGTTGGGTTATAAGCAAGTTTTACTGCGCCTCTTACAACACCTCTATTGAAACCAGCTGGTGAGAACCAACTGTCTGCAACTAGGTCTGTACGAGCAGCTAATCCTGCTGTGTCACCATTTAAAGGTACAAATCTGAACACATCATTAAATTTGTCGTATGTATATTTGTAACCAGAGTCAAAAACAACAAACGAAGATGATCTAATTCCATTGAAGAATCCGATTACGTTTGAAGTTTGTGTAACCCCACTTGTCACGTTAACTACATCACTTCTTTCAGGACTTGCGAATACTACACAGTCTTTTCTGTTTTCAGCAATTGTAATTAAGTTATCAATGTGAGTTGCGTCACACGTTCCAGCAATGATTAAATTAACATCAACTGTTTCTGCGTCTTCAAATTTCTCATAAGCAGTTTTCTTTTGTGCAGCTGTTCCTGCAGAACCGTCAGCACCTCCTCTTAATGAGTCATTTTTTACAGCAGTCACACTTGTAAATGTTTTATTTAATGCAGCGTCACCCCAATTTGATCCTGAACTATGATGGTCCATCCAATAAATGTTTGTAGATTTATTGTATATTACATCTGGATAGTAATTAGTATCGCCTTGTGGAGTTTTTGCGTCAGAAGCTTTTGATACTGAATCATAAACTTCTAATACTTCTCCTGCTTTGCCTGAAATGTCTCCGTCTTCATCTACTACAACAACGTGTAATTCGTCTCCTGAACCACCTCTGTCTGAAACGTAAGGTGATGTTCCTGGAGCTGCACTAACTAGATCATAGTATTGCCATCTTCTTCTAACAGCAGAACCATTTGCAACGGCAGTATGTAAACCACCAACACCTGAAGGGTGTCTTACAATTGTTAAGTCGTTAGATGAAACAGCGGTAACTCTATACTCATAACCACCAGACTCACCAAAGTTTACAATATCACCTACAATTATTCCTGTAGATGAAGCTACTGTGACTGTGGTATCGCCAACGGCTAAGTTAGTGTTGTTTACTGTTGTTTTTGAAGTTTCTTCGTATGCAGTTGATGAAGGACAAATAGATATTTTTAAGTTATTACCCCAAGCACCTGCTGTTCTTGCAGCCCATAGTCCAACTGAACCAGCGCCACCAGAATAGTCATTTTGATAACTTGTGGTGTTGTTAATTAATAAACCACTACCGTTAGCAGTAGCGTTTAAAATTCCTGTTCCTGAAACCCGTACTACTTTTAAAGCCTGACCGTATTGCAAAAATGAAGTTGCAGAAAAGAAAGACTCGAAAGTTGTAGAGTTAGGTTTACCAAATGTATTTACTAAATCGCTTTCAGATGAAACTGTTACCACTTCATCTAAAGGTCCTTTAACAAAGTCACCTGCGATTGCACCTATTGAAGTTGCAACTGCTGGGATTACATTTGTAAGATCCTTCTCTTGTACGAGAACACCTGGTGAAACTTGAAATGCCATATATTTTGTTCTCCTTATTAGCTAATAAGTATCATTAATCTCAAATCTATTTATGTTTTTATAAACCTTTACGAACCCTTACAGGATGCCACACTTCGCCTTTATCGTCTATTATTGTATCTTCCTCTGTACCATCATCTAAAAACCCAAAAGGTGCCATATCTTGTTCTATTGCGTTTTGTTGTTCTTCATACATTCTGGCACGTACATCTTGGTCAGTTAATTCTTTAAAATATCTTTGATTAGATATCCATGCAAATATCACTAAACACATAGCAAGGTCATCATTAGAACCTTCTTCAGCCTGCCATGACTGACCTCTTCTTACAAATGTTGATAATTCTTCTATCATATGAAAGTCATTGATAATAAGTTTATCACCTTCAATTAAAGTCTTTAAGTTTGTACAACCTATTCTTTTAACTTGTTTTGTCATACGAACACCAAGTTGAGCACCACGTTTAGAAAAACCACCACCTAGTATTTGACCTGCTCTACCTTTCATCATACACATTAATAAGTTTGTATATTCTAATTCAAATTGTAATGCGTCTGCTACTTGATGACCTACATCATTTACCTCAACACACACATGGGCATTATTATAATTTTTTGCTACTCTTTCTATTGTGTGAGGAAATAACAAAGGTTTAATTTCATTATTTCTGTATTTTGCAACAATACGATAAGGCATTTTTGATACATCAAAAACTATAAAGGCAGAGTAATCTTTAATCGTACCTCTTGCAACGTCAACTGTAATTACATAATCTCTACCTTTAATAGGTTGCTCGTACATATCTAAACCATTTTGAGATACAATAGGATTCATATGTGACATTGTTCTTATCTTTGATGGATTTAAAAGTGTATCTACTGAGCCTACAAACTCACACTCAAACTCTGTGGCAAATTGTGCCTCACTAGTGTTTCTAATAGTTTCTTCTTTCCATTTATCATCTCTACCAGGTACCTCTGACCAATGCACTTCAATAGGTACATAATCATTTCTTTTATGTATTGCGTCATTCCATATTTTGTAATACATATTCATTCCATGAGGTGTAGATACAATCATAACTTTAGATTTTTTACCAGATGATATTGTAGGATAAACTGAACTAAAAAACTGTTCAGATATATTCGCAGGTATAAAAGCAAACTCATCAAGGAATATTATGTTAAATGAACCACCTCGAATGGCAGATGATGATGTTGCAGCTGCAAGTATCTTACTACCGTTCTCTAATTCTAAAGAACCTTTGTTCCAGTTTAAAACACCTTGTTGTAGAAACGTAGGCAGGTTCTCATATGCAAGTTGCAAACGACCTAGTAAATCTCTAGCAGTTGTAGATTTGTTAGCAAGAATAGCCACATTAATATTATCATTAAATATAACTTGATGTAGTAAGTATGCGATAATCGTTGTTGATTTACCTGACTGTCTAGGTAGTTTACAAA